GTGGATCGCTTACAAAAAGATGATTTTCATGATGATGATATACCGTTTTGAACTAAGGAGAAATAAATGTTTTATTTGCTTAAAAGTACAAATGACAGAGAAAAAGTTGGCGATGTAATTATTTGTTTAGAAAAAATAGAATCTTTCTATGCTCAGTATGATCAAGAAGAAAAAAACTATCTTTTGCGAGTTGTCATGAATAGCAAAGATTCTTGGGTAGCTGCTTTTAATACTGAAGAAGAGCTTAAAAATGAGATGGTAAATCTAGGCCTAAGCAGAGAAACTGCTAATGAGTACTTAGTGAAAACAAAGCCAACTAAAAAAGATATGGCAGAGGAAGCTATGAAAAACATGTTTGGACATCGTATGAGCTAAGATTATATGGCAATCGCGGCGTGGACAGTGACACGTAGGTTAACAATTACATAAACAGATGGATACCAGCTAAGTATTGGTTTATGCCTGAAAGGGTACTGGGTCTTAATAATTGTTACTTAATCAGATGATTGAGGGATGTGTTTATAGCAGGTGCAATTCCTACCGATTGCCAATTTTTGTTAAGGACAACAATGCCAAAAAATAAATTAACAATCCATATTGCAAAACACGGACCTACGGGCGCTGAGGTGCCGATGGTTGTAAAAAGTGTTGATGCAAATAATGTAATAACAGACTACAAAGAATTTCTAGAAAATAGAAAAGGTTTTAGCCTCAGAATGTTACAAAACCGCTGGGATCTTTGCCGGGATGATGTCATAGAAATGCTGGACAAATATAAAGTACCAGCGCATGTGAATCATTCCGACATAAAAGCGTTACCACAGGGAGGGTCGCCTATTGATGTGGCTATTTTCTTTGAAGAATATATCTATGCTCTAGAGAAAAAAGAAAAGTTAAAGCACTCCAAGTTAAAATCTAGAAAGTTGCAGTTATTGCGAGATCATTAATGAATTTTAAAGAAGCATATGAAAAGTTAGAGCAAGGGTTGCGCGTGCGTCGTAAGGCCTGGGATAAATCTATTTTTTTACAAGATACCTTGATAATAGAATGTTTTAGAGAGGAATGCGTCCCTTTTATTTATTCAATGGATATTGTCGAGTCTAGATGGCTAGTTGTTGGTGAAGGAGAAAACGAAATATCTTTTGTAAATGCAATTGAGGAACTACATAAAGGAAAGGGCATTAAATTATTTGATTGGCCAGAAAACTGTTTTCTAGAGTGCTCAAAAGACCGCAAAGAATTATTTATGAGACGTATTACGAAATTTGATTTCACGCCTACATTTGAATGTTTTTCCGCGAACGATTGGGAAGTTTTAGAATACTAATTTTAAACAAAAAGGAAATGATATGATTAAGAAAACCCTAGCAACAGTTTTACTTTTACCCACACTTTGCTTTTCATTTGGAGGAGGGGGGGCATGGCGGCGGTGGTGGCCATGCAAGCAGCCACGCTTCATCGCATGCAAGTGTTCATGTTGCAGAAGCCGTGCATCCATCCGTTAAGCATCCAATTATTATACCTGTTGCCCCTCATTCTTCTAATGATGACAAAAAGGAAAAGAAAAAATGAGAAAGATTTTAGGAACACTTTTACTATTGCCTGCTCTTTGCCAAGCTGCGCCGACAGCAAAAGCCTACGCGCTGACAAACGGCACTACGACTCACCGTAACGTAGCTACAGCATTTGCGAGTCGCCACAGCATCACAGTTACGAATGACCAGCCATCGCCTAAGATATTTGATGTCACTCTTTCACTCTGTCACAACGAAACTAATAGATGCAGAAAAGAGGTTTACCACATTGCGTTAGCCAAAGGTCAAACGCTAACTAGAGAATATCTCTTACATATCACGCTAATGTTTCCGCGTGTCGGCACAAAGACCTTGACAGCAACAACACAAGTGACTGGCGCCGCAAATGCCATTGCCTCGGATGACAAATGGGTTGAGGTGTTTTTCTAATGAGCGAGATCGTTATACATTTAAGATATGAAAAATTTAGCAATGAATATTGTGCAGATATAAGTATTCCATCTGCCAGCAAGTGCGGTTTTTTTTCTAGTGATAGCTTATATCAATTAATGGATATTGTTAAAAAATATATAACGGATATGCAACAGGACTTATTAAAATGACAAACGCCTGCACCGAAGAAGAATTAATAGAAAAAGTAAATAATAGAATTATGGATTTTATAGCTTCTGACAATCCTCATGATTTAACTTTAAAAGATTTATTTATGATGTGTTCACTCAACGAGCTAACTTCTTACTACCATCACTCACATATAATTCACGATGAAGAAACAATAAAAATATTAAAACCTATTATTGAATGGAAATTGAAAAAATGACAAACGCCTGCACCCAGAACACAGACAGAAATTGTGACGAACAAAGTTGCTGCTTAAATAAAAAGAAAACCCGCTTAATCCCGTTTGATTATGATCGCTACAAGGCTGGTCTTAGAGCTAAATGCAATGATATTTACGTTGATCAATTACATTTATTCTCTTGTAATCATATGTATCCATTGATTGGTGTTATCGATAATTATATGGTTTCTTTCACTACAGAAGGAACATCAAATCTACACCACGGGCACGATTTACTTTTAGAGGAGCCAGTAGTAGAAAAAACCTTCTACGCTAATGTTTATTCTAATGGGGATGCATATTTTCATGCATCCTTAGAATTAGCAAAATCTTGTGTTGACTCAAACATGGATTCTTTTGTTGGACATCTAAAAATCACCTACACCGAAGAGGATTTGATTAGATGAAAGCAAGATGCCAAGGAAAATCAATACTACCAGAGCTGTTAAAACAGTATGGCTTTGATAAAGCAGAATCGGGAAAAGAAAAAACAGTTGTGATTATATTTGATGAACTTCGGCATATTTGTGAAATACGGACTTATTCTACCGATAACACCGAAGAGGATTTGATTAGATAATGGCTTATTTAGATTACAAACATTGTTTTATATGTGATTCAAAAGCTTATTATGATGCACACGTCGATTATCCAGATGTAATTGAAATTATTGCTCTTTGCTCGGAATGTTGTAAAAGCTACACCTTGGATAAAATTAAAAAAGAGGATTTGATTAGATGAAGCTAGAAGATCAAGTGTGCTCATTAGAGCTCGCTAAAAAGTTGAAAGAGCTTGGGGTTAAGCAAGAAAGTTTATTCTGGTATACATGTTTCAATGACGGAACGACAGATATTCATTTTCAATATGATAGAAAATATGTTCCACCAGCACATTACTCAGCATTCACCGTAGCAGAGCTTGGAGCCCTACTTCCTAAATCAATATTCATAAAAACGGAAGATGAAGAGAAAAAAATATTTAGTAATTTTCGCTTAGTAACTGGTAGAAATATCATTGTAGAAGAAGAAAAACCTGTAGAGGTTTGGACCATTAATTATATTTGTGACACAACAAATCAATTTAGAAACTGGTTATTTGATGCAATGCTAACAAAGAATATTTATGATGTTAACGAAGCTAATACCAGGGCAAAAATGCTTATCTACCTAATTGAAAATAAGTTGATAAATTTGGAGTAAATAACTATGAAAAAAGTAACAAAAAAACCTATGAACAAACAAATGGCCTTCATGCTTGATGAAAAGCTTGAATTAAAAGTTAAGCGCATCATGAAGAAGTTAAAATTAAAATCATTGAGCGAAGCGATTAGAACTTGCATAGAGGCTTACTCATGAAAGAATTAGACATTAACAAATTAATAGACATGAATTGTCGCGTATTGATCCTTTTGGGTTATGGCACAGCTTGCATGTTGGAATTAGAGAAATTTTTACCTGAAGATAAGAAATACGGTGTTCGTTGGTTTGTTCAAGCGATGGAAAATGTTGTTTATCTTGATGAGCCTTTACCACCTATGCCGAGCCCTCAATTATGACAAAATTTATCCACACATAGCACATAAATCACCCAACAAGTGAGTAATATTAATTCAAAAGGCATTTTGATTAAAAAATAATCCAAAAAAGGCGCTTTTCGCTACTATTTAAACCAACAGCCGGTAATTGCATTTACCGGTCTTTAAGGAGTAAAAAATTAAGATGAGTAAATGGATAAGTTTATCTCAAGGTCTTCCGTCACATGGCGACCGTGTTTTAGCAATAAGCAAAAATTACCTTTATTCTGTCTGTGTTTTTTTGGAGAAAGATAAAGTAATACAAGATCTGAAAAACGCAGGAATAAAACCCTCAAAAGAGCCTCCTGAGCACATGACAGCATTTGATTTTTGCTCTCAGGAAATCCCAGGAAATGTTTTGAGGAATGTAACCCATTGGATGATTTTACCGGAGTTGCCGAGATGATTGTATTTATTACCAAAGCAATCAAGAAATTTTTATGCGCGCATGAATTAATACAAACCGAAACTACAGTCTTAGCCGATTCTGTTTTTATGATACGAACAAAAATTATCTGTACTAATTGCAGTAAGAGCTTTCCTCTTCATCCCCGCGCAAATTGCTGTCATGTGGCGCATATTCAACATGAGTTAATGCGAGAACATTTATTTAAACCTTTTAAACCTTTTAAACAAACACAAACACAAACATAAGGTAATTCTATGAAACCAGCTAAACCAAACTTAAAGAAAATGATCGAAGAAATTGAATGGATAACAATAACACCTAACAGAGGGAAAAAAGTTAGCAGAGACGAAGTAGCCGTGTCTTTTTGCATATCCGATTCAAAAAAACCTGATGTTATTGATCGTGTCCTCATTAGAATTGGCGATAATATAATTGAAAAACTGAAATGGAAACAAAAAGACAAAATTGTGGTAATGCATGATAAAAATAACCTAATGAATTTTCTGCTTGTCAAAACTGAAGCTGGCACAGGATTTAGCTTAGGTTTAGATGGGTCTGCGGGCTATAAAGTACAATTTAAATGGCAGCATATGACACCATTAAAAAAACGTCTTCTTACACCAGTGGATCATCACATTCAAAATAACCAATTGCTTGTTTTTAACGTTGAGGAGAATTAAATGTTAAATTTTGATATGGATATTAAGTTTTATAAACAGTCTCTAAATAACTCTAAAACCCACTTTTCTTTACTAATTGCACTAATATTATTTTCACTTGGAATTTTAATATTTGACTTTTATCTAATTCATGGAAATGAACAAATTTCTAATTTTGTATTAATAGGAATGGGAATGATAATTTCAAATATTGTGTGGTTTATCTGTGAATCAATGAAAGCTTATTCTGATATAAAATCCACAGGTCATGCTCTTGCCCATTATGAAGAATTTTCACGTCGAGATGAATATAGGAGAAGACTTGAGGCATTAAGAGGCGCGGAAATACAAAATAAAGCAATAAAAACATATTACGAAGATTTCTTAAAAGCTAATGCTGTTTGTCCCGAAAATACGCCACCAGAATCAGAGTCGCCAGAGGTGGAAAAGTAGTCGTACAGATATCCAGTAATTTATTACCCTCTAGTGGCTTAATCAAATAGGCCACTACGGTTAAAATATAAAGTATCGCGAGTCCAAGCAATATTTGTTTTGCCGCTAAAAATTTCTCTTTTTCGGTTATCCTGCCAATAGTAATTTGTGATTCCATGTGATGAGAATCAAAGCATTGAGCATCGTAGAAATTATCCAAGAGCTTATCACTCATTTTTGGCCTTCAACGAACAATTATTTTTGTTTCACGCGTCCCTTTTCTTGCGAGCAACTCTCCTTCTGTCTTATCTATGTGAGATGCAATTTTAAGTACAGCAATCGCTTTAGAAATGATTTCTGCTTTGCTGCTCACACGATAATGAGTCATTAATTCTTTTAATGATTCGGATGCCCGCTTATCTAATTGTAATATGAGATCCGTCATTGAGTTCTCTTAATTTTTCATATTAATTTTATCAAAGATATGTAAAACATTATCTTCTTTCTCTAGCACACAAATTGCCATATCCACTGCAAGTGCTTATACTAAATCCTGCTTGAGCTGATAAATAAATAGTAGTAGGAGAAGCTAAAGAAACTCTTATTTGTGGAACATTAAAAATATCATTGGCTTGATTAAAAACAGTAACACCTGAGCCACCAAATGACCTTTGGGCAATTGCATCTCTGCCAGGATTTGTTGCAGAAGTACTACTTATCCAGCCTGCCAAATAACTTACTATGGTACTCGCGCCCCCTAGAAAACCAACATTGCCCCAGACATCGAAATCGCCGGCTGGAAGACTAATGCTGCATATATTTGCTGGGGTATCGCTAGTTAACGAAACGGGCGATCCAAATGATGTTGTGGCTGAAACAAAATATCCAACACTTCCTGACGGTGCGCTATCATTTGTTGTTGTGCCAATAACGCCAGAAGTTGAGCTAAATGCAATACTAGTTGCAGATGCTACCCCCAAAACAGGAGTTACAAATGTGGCAGATGTGGTAAGAGAAATAGCGCCAGAACCATTTACATTCGCAGCTAAAGCAGTTGCAACACCTGTGCCCAATCCTGTAATACCGCCTACTGCAACATTTGTTGCCGTTGTAGCCGTTGTAGCGTTGCCAGACAATGCTCCACTAAATGTCGTCGTAGTTAAAGTATTAGAACTTGGATTAAAAGTAATTCCTGTTGCTGTATCAATCCCCTGATTACCGCTTGTTCCTGACGCAACAAATGTTGGGAAAAAAGAGGCATTAGTGGAATTTGTTGCAGTTGTAGTCACCGTGGTTGCTACTGCTACCGTTCCAGAAGCTAATGCAAGCGTTCCTGTCGCATCAGGGAGTGTCCAAGTGCGAGCGGCTGCGGTTGATGCATTAGTTAGTACATTTGCGAAATTTCCACCGCTATCGGCTGCCACAACAGATAAACTTCCGCTTGTTGCTGTTGGCGAAAATCCAGTAAATTTGCCAGCCGTTCCACCCGTTGAAATACCGGACGTTAAAATACCCGCATCAATTGCTAATCCACCGCTTGTTATATGTTGAGTTCCAGCATTTTTTGACAATATAAAATTAGCGGCGGCTGCTCCGGCGTCTGGAATAGAGACCGTCATTGCCTGTCCAACAGACGAATTTGAAACAGTGGTTGAAAAAGTAGAAACTGTATTATTTAAAAATCGAAATCCACCGACACTTGCAGAATTGGGATATAATATTAATGAACCGTCAACACCACCTGTTTGTGCGCCAGATGTTAAAATACCTGCTGCTAAAGTTAAACTATGAGCTGTAATTGTCTGATCAGCTGAGGGACTTGTAAGAACAAAGCCGCCCCCATCTTGAAATAAAGTTTGAACCTGATCCAGTGTTTCACGACTTGTCACGCCGCCTTGCACTACGGGAAAGAAATCGGTAGTGAGCGCACTTGCAACTGCGGGTAAAGCAGAAATTTTTATGCCAGCCATGATTTTAGTTCCTTCTAAAATTATGAAATTTTTAAAATTCTCATTCCGTGAGAATGGATTGACTCAATTCTGTTAAAATATCCAGATTATTTTCTGTTAATAATTCATTTTCATTCAAGGCAGCGGCGCCACCTGTCGCATAAAGAATTATCGTAATAAAACCTGACCCGTACCAATTCATAATATGGCCTCAAAATGAAGGGGCGCTTTGTCGACGCCCCACTATTATTAACCATAGCTTCCGGATGATAATTGAGCGGATATTTTGCAACCATTTGCTAAAACTAAAACTAGATAGCTGGTTTGTTTTGCGGTATCTAACAGACTTAAAACACAGCCGCCAGTTGCGCTAGACATACAAGAAATCTGCGTAGTAATAGCTGCGCCGTTATTCAAGCTTAAGCCGCCAGATGCTACCGAGAAGCCAGTAGAAGCAGCACTTGCTAAGGTTAAGCCATCAGCCGCAGAGGACGCATAAACGCGGAAAGGCATAATGCGCGCCATGTTGGTACCACTTCCGTCTTTTAACTGAATAGTGACGGTTGCAGTATTAGCAGCGCCGGCAGCCGCAGTAATGGTGCAGGAAGCAGGATCTACTTGAGCAACAGGAGTTGCGCCGTATTTTAAATTTAATACTGACAAAACAGTGTTGTTACCGTCTTGCAATACAAATTTACTGGTTGCAGTGCCTGGATCTGGGATTGAAATAACAGACGATTGCCCCATCACAGAGTTGCGAACGGTTGTATTAAACGCTCCACCCGCATTCAGCGCTTCAAAAATAAAGGTTCCATTTGCAGCGGTTGCAGGGAAAGAAATGAAATTTCCTGCATCGCCTGAAGAGCCGGAGGTGATGTTACCAGCGGTAGACGCAATAGCGCCAGAGGCGGTAAGAGCACCTGTAATGCTTAAAGCTTGACCCAGTGTCACTGTAGTAGTTGCAGCTTTAATGTTACCAGCAGTGTCAGAAAACACAGGGAGAGCATTAGCGGTTGAAGCGCCACCTGAGAATGAAACAGCACCGGCAGATGGATCGGCATTAAAGTCCAGATCATCGATACCTAAGTGGGCAGGAAGTGGTTCTACTAGAGTATAGAAATTACCAGCCTCAACGGAACCTGCCGCAACTGATACATATTGACCTGCTTTCATTTGCTCAATACATTGTTGATCAGCAGAACGTTGTAAAATTGCTGCAACACCCGTTGCGCCAGCTACATTACAAACATAAACACCATTTTCATTAGCATTTGTTTGTGCGGTTAAAATAACGCGATCACCGACTTCTACTGTCACGCTATCAATGGTTAATGCACCTGTTGCATATGTGAGAGTTGCTCCGACGCCATTGTTAACTTGTCCATTGAAATAGGTTCCCGATTGATTGCTAGTTGCAGCAAGACGAACCGGGGTTAACCAGGGTGATACATTGAATTGTTGAAAAGCCATTGTGAAACTCCTTGTAAAATTAATAAGTCCATTTAAAAAAACTTAAGCTTAAGTTTTTAACTTCCCACCACAATACTTGTTGCAGTTGTTCCAGCGCTATTAATCATTAATGAATAAATAGGATGAAATACCCCTGCCGCAAGCCCGACGAGAACTTGTGTTGTGCCGTCCCATTTGACATAGGAAACGTCACCTGTCACCCCAACATATATCCAACGCATTTTTTCACCGTATTGCGTGCCATTAGTAGGGTTTAGTGTCCTAGCAACACCTGCCATCATTCTTGTTGGCCCAGTGAAGTTAAAACCGTCCATGGGTGGTATATCTTGTTGCTGTAAAAACGCCATTCTTCTCTCCTTATAACTTAATAAATGTGGCTACAAAGCCGCTGGGTTGCATGTTGTTATGCGCCCCGCCGCCGCCAGTACTACCTGTGGCAAGCCCAATTGCATCAAGCGTCCCGGCCTGTTCATTTAAAGTCCCTCCTGCCGCAACTTGAGAGCGATAACCAAGCGTTCCCGCTGGTGGTCCGTGTTGATGCGCTGGCATTTCGCCAAGAATCAATGTATGGGTTTCTTCACCTAAAAACTCACCTAATACACGCGCAGTTAATCCGGCCCCACTACCATAGGTTCCGAGTACGCGACCCAAGGCACGTGTCAGCTTAATTGTTTTACCAGCTACAAAATCATTAATGGCATTCCCAGTGCGCCCCCCAGAAACAGGCGCCCATGTATTTATGACGTTTGTATAAAGCATGTTATAAAGCGGGAAGGTGTCTATATTAGCTCGCGTGGTGGCGCCCGAACCTAAAGCTCCTATGGTGCCGTCATTCATGGGCACATAACCGCCCATTGTTTCAGTATCAAGACCTTGAACGGTATAACCTGTCCTTGGGCTATACATCACAGCTTCTATTTGATCGTTAGGTACAAAATTAACACCAGGCACAATGCTGCCCATATAGGCTGATGGTTGTGTAAAATCGATAGTAGTGGTTGCTGTGAGCGGATATGAAACTTGTAAAAATAAACCATCATTTCCGCATTGGCCTATCGTCAGCCCTGTTGTATCTGGAACATTTGCTCCAGGGGGGATAATCACGAATTTCTGCCAAGCGCTGCTTAATGTTAATGTTTGGATCGGTGAGACTGCTACAGCCGGGGAGCTGGCGGCTGGGCCATCACCGAAAAATTGCATCCAGTTTAAAGTGAGGTTAGCATTTCCTGCGGTGCATCTAGCAAAGATGCTCACAGTCACTGCTTGATCTTGAATATTTTGCACGCCATGTGTTATCGGAAACTGAACACATTTTTGTGTTTCACCTGTTCCCGCCACAGAACAAACATAATGAAGATAATTAATCGGGGTGGGTTCGCCATTGGGGAATTTCTCACCTTGATCAAACAGAGGCATACTCAATGTATCAGTCGCGGTTAAGTTAGTTTTCAAGAATACAATGTCAGGCCCGGCATTAGATGCCGTCTGTGCAAGTCCTGAGTGAGCGCCTGGTGCTATTTTTAAAAAGGTCGATGTTGCTATGGGGGTAACGCCTACATTGGATCGCAGCATTATATTATTAGATACAAGATTATTAATATTGATGTAGTTAGTTACAGTGCCACCGCCGCCACCAGTGCCGCCGGAAAAATCATCAATTGTCCATTGCAGGACGCCATCTTTGTCATAAACTTCCAGATAATAAAGATTGTCTGGCAACGAGGAATCAAATTTAAAATAAAACGGCCCTTGTGAGCCATTCTCATCAAAAAGAATACCTACAATATCAGTATGTGGAATATCAATATAAGGCCATGGAAAGTTACCTGATGCATCCGTGTAAACTGGATTTAATAAGGTGTGATCTAAATTGCTGAAGGTCGCAAGATAGCCTGCACCTAGAGGACGTCCAACCTTATCAGCAATGTACCATTTTGGATTGGGCGCTAATGAATATGTAATTGCCATCTTTTTCACTTCCTTGTGAAATTACAACTATTCTACATTAATTTAATATAAAAATAATGCTTGCTTTTTGACCTTATATTCATTTATAGTTTATCAATTAATCAACTTAATGAGATAAATCATGTTAATTATTGTTTTTGTTGTTATTCTGGTTTGTGCAGCAAGATTTTTTTCCCAATGTTAAGTAATGAATTAGTGGGAAGGACAGAACCTAATGCAGTGGCCGCTAAAATGTTTCTATACGGCCTAAATGCGCGATATCGTCTATAATCATTTTGTCCCTGTCTTAATAGATCAGAAATATCCTCATGTCCTTGAGATCTCAAGTTTTCATGGATAGCATCAAGCAATCTATTTCTTGCGCCAAGACCCGCACGACCATGGCTTCGCTCTGCCGCTGAAAACAATGATTTAGCATAATCAGACGCATTTTGCCCAACATCCGACTGCAATCTAAATAAATTATTGTAATCCCCTCCTTGGGCAGCGTCGTAAGTATTACGATAGGGCAATGTATTAGGTAGAAATTGTCTAGCATCTTCAATCAGAGCAGGATCTACATTTAAGTTTCCGATATTTCGACCATTTGCTAATTCACGGGCTGTATTCAAATTTCGAGTTGCGCCACGATTAGTTAAATGTGGCATTCCTTCCATAAGTCTGACGCCGCCAATAAGCGGCAATGCATTTCTGAAGGCGCCACGAACAGCAGCTTCCCCCGAATATCTTGGGTCACCAAATAATTGATTAATGGCTTGTGTTGTATCTTCTGGTGTCATCTTAGCTATTGCATTAGGTACAGATTGTGGCAATAGGTTTAATCTGTTTGCGCCATATTGCGCTAGATTTAATGGCGTTTGCGCTAAAGAATTAATTGCTTCATTTGCTCCAGCTAATCCCTGCATAGCAAGATGCAATGGGTGCTGGTTAACTAAAGATAAGAGGCCAGGTGCTTCCGTTTTTGCTTTTTGTAAATAACTAGGAATGGCCTGAAATCCCTGATAAGCCTTGTGATACAAATCAGTACCTATTCGGGGAATAGCCCGGCGCAAAGACGCGCCAAAACTTTCTTTTTCTGGTGCACTATCTTCATTTAAGAAATCACGACCCGAATCCATAGATTGTGCTTCGGCGGGTCGATCTTCATTAAGAAAATCAATAGGCATATTAATAACCTTTTTTCTTTAGTTTTTGGTTCACTTGATCCCGTGTGTAATTATATTTCTTCATCATATGTTGAATATCTTCTTCAGACGGTTTTGGAGAAATCAATTTATCAACTCGATCCTCAATATCTTTCGTATTCACTAGTTTATTAGCACGCTTGATAGCGTCGCCTAAATTCATGTGTTGATCTTCCATCAGACCGATGACCGTATCATTTTTTGTTTCTGCAATTTCTTTCAATGTTTTTAAAGCTCTTAACTTTCCTAGAGCCACATCCATCGTATCGTTTTCATCAACTTTCATTTTGTTAGCAAGATTAAATTCTTTTTCTAATGCTTTACCTTTAAAAGAATTAACCGTGTCAGCAACATAATTTTGCGCTGTTGAGATAAAATCACCCACCATTTTTTGTTCTTCATGAGATCCAATTTTTGAAAGCGCCCTAAGCTGTTTATCTTGAAAGAAAGGCACTTTATTACGCATGTCTTGAAAGGCCGGACTTGTTGCAGTATTAATTAAACGATCCAAGGTTACACCAGATCGACTTAGATTTTTTTGATCCTCGCCAAGCTCATGGATATCATCTGCTCTTAACTTTCCAGACTGTTCGCCTTCCGCTATAGTTCCTCTAAATTGACCCGCATTCTCTTCATAACTGTGAGAGGGTGCAGGAGTTCCATTTTTATCTCGATTCGCCATAGTTGTATCGAGAATAGAATTGACTTCTTGAGGGCTTGCTACAGAACTTCCGGTGCCCGCTTCGGGCTGCATCGATGGTTGTGGTTGCAACATTGCGTTAGAGGAAGCTCCCTCTTGTGATGGTGTTCCAAAACCAAATGCATTTTTAATATGGGCAATTGCATTCGCAAGTGGGGACTGGCCCTGTTGCATACCTCCCATATTCATCAAGGCATTTCCTGCGCCAGCGCCCATCCCTGCTTGAGCAAGCATTCTTGTCGTAGCAGGGTCTTTCAATTCTGGGCTATTCGCCACAATATTAGGGTTGCCCATAAGTTTTGCAATATATTGCGGCCCCATTAGACTGGAATAAGTCATCTTAGAGGCTGCGTCTGCCAAAGTAGTTAAAGGCGCATAATAACCTTTTGCACCACTTTGAAGCAGTGCATTATACATCTCTTGAATCCCGCCAGGCTGTTGAGTAAATTGAGTGGGTAATGGTATTCCGCTCATCATAGTAAAAACCCCTTATAAGAACATTGGCAGCATTTGCAAGCCACCAGTCAACATGCTCATGAAATCATTATTACGGGCTGCACCCTGTCCATATGCCATTTGACCTAGATTAGCACCCATATTTCCATACAAGCCAGTCAATGCGTTAGCTGCATTCTGGCCACCTTGCATTAGGTTATTTTGCCCTGCGCCATATTGAGAGTTAATCCCTAATACATTCTGTAACCAATTGTTCATATCACCCGAGCTGATGTTTGATGCATTTTGCTGGGCCTGCATTTGCAAAGGTGTTGATCCACTTAATCCACTCGCAGATCCCATATTATTCGCTGCACGCATGGCTTGTTGTTGCTGAAAATGCGCAAAAGGAGACTCTTGATAATGGGACATCGTATTATTGATAAATTTGGTGGGATCTTGCATCCCTTGCAACCAATGCTGATAATTACCAATAGCGCCGGTTCCGGCATTCAGAAATGGATTTTGAACGTTAGCAGCTTGATTGCCCCAGTGCTGGTATTGATGTGCTGCGTCTGAAAAAGGCTCGCCTGAATTGCCAAATAGGCCGCCTAAAAGTCCGGCTAAGCCACTGGTGTTCATGCCGCCCATTCCGCCCATAGCATACTGAGGAATAGATCCAGCATTTTGTATACCTAAATTACCTGACATCATAGCTATACATCCTTGTATAGTGTTAGAAAGACGTCCAAACTCCTGCCTTGAAGTATTGGGCTGTATCTAACGTAGTATTATATATCATTTGTCCATTTTGTACGTTCTGTAAATCATCCCTTTGATCCGATGTGACCTGTGGCAATAAGATTCCACCAGCCGTTAGATAGCTGATCAAATTCATATAAAACGTAGCCATAAAGGAAACCCAAACATCAGCCATACGATTCGTTCCCGTTTTCACAAGAGGGTCGTAGAGTGGAAATTGGTCGAAATCATTTGCCATATATTATTCCGGTAACAATTCAATAGCCCAAGACGCCCCTAATATCACAAAGGGAACCGCATCAAAAAATTCAAACATCGCAACAAATGCTTGGCCGCGCTTGGTCGTGCCGAGCTTGCGCCATAGCGTTCTAAATGTTCTTTGACCAATATTCCCCATAGGTGCTCGCACAGAATATCCATAAGTTTGGCCTCCATCTTTTGAGATAGACATAAAAACATAGAGTGCTTGCGGATCATTCAATCTCAATTCTTGCTGCAATAAAATATCATCGCCTGACTCAGTTTGAATAATAAAACCATCTTCAGTCAATAAATCTAACTCTTCAAAAATGGGTTGAAGGTTATTAATGTTTCCTTGCAGTATATCTATTTGCAATCTGTCAATTCTGATTCGCTGATAGCCTGGTGGAACAAAAGCACGAGTGATTCTCATGCGACGGATTAATTCGCCATTATTGGTATAGACACCCGGATCAACTCGATAAAGTATGGGCTGTAAATAATCCCCAACATAATTATTTCCATTGAAATAAGCATGTGTTTGCGCTGGGTGACGATTTCCATTTAACACTTCTTCTTCGTGCCAGTATTTTGTTTCTTCTTGCGCTGGATTACTAAGAGTGACGTTGTAAACAAACGTATGATTTGCAAGCGTGAAATTCATGCGATAAAAAATGAGGCCATTTTCTTTAATCAAAAATGCTCTGCAATCTGCAACTTGTTGGTCTGATGCATATTGTGCTAATTGAAAATCCAACGCTCGATTACTTGTCGGAATCGATTCTGTACCACGCACCATCATGACAGAACCCAGGCCATCACGGTCTTGTGATAAGAAAAACATTAAATCAAAACCGACTGAAACACTGCCAATAGCAGGCGTTCCATATTCCATTAACAGTGCATTGTTACGCCTGAATGGAAGGTTAGTCCCAATACCTGCATTTTCCCAAACCTCAGTGAAGTTCTGAGAAAACAAAAATAATCGTCGATGCAATGTTCGACACGCAACAATAGTTCCAGGATGAGTGGTTATCGCGCCTTGCTGTAACTGACCGCCATTGGTAACAAATATTGGAGCAATACCAACAGTGGAAAAAGTAATTGCGGCGCCACCATTTGTGGTTGAAATAGTAAATGTGGTGGCATTGACTACGGTTTTAACGTAATAAGTTGTTCCGACAGAGATAGCGGGTGTCCCCGTTGGCAACGTTCCTGCACCATTAAAGGTTATGGGAGTTCCAGGGGCATAATTTAATGTTGTCCCTGTTCCCAATACTAAATTAGGTGATGCACCACTGGTTGCAGTAAAAGCGTTTCCTGTGCCTGTCGCAAAATCAGGCCCCCAAACTAGCCCTTGATTGAAGCTCGATAGTTGAAAATTATTTGTGTCTCCATGAGCAACAACAAAGAATCCATCTAAATAACAAACGTCAATTGGCTTTACAGGAAATGAGGCATCGGTAATCATTGTAAATGTAGAAGCTATGGTGTCCCAGATATACCCTTTCTCACCGTTTACAAAAATAATCTGAAACGTATTAGCATCAATGCCAACATAACCTGTGCTATTACTTATAGTGCCCAAAAGTGAGGTGACACCTGCGGTGCTAACGCGATAAATAGAATTACCAATCACGCAATATTCATTGGTTTCCGCATTAGAAGGTTGCTTAAAAACAAACTGACCACGAAAACCACCCGTGGCTGCTCCAAAATCAAATTCTTCATCTACAAGACCTGATGTATTAATAAGTGATTTTGGTTTTTTACCCAGCGGATCGATATACTCGAACATATTCACAGAGCGTTCAGCATCAATGCTGCTTATTCTCTGGTTGTTATAGCTTCCAACGATGTCATAGTCGGTTGTCTGTGTCATTAGTAGCTCAAAATATTAGGCCAGTAGAAAGGTTCCGGCGCCGTTAAGGTCACCGATGGTCTAATCGTTAAATCTGTTTCATTGGCATTTTTGAACGTATTGAAATAATCTTGATATTCATCTTCAGCCGTTTGCGGCCAATTACCCGATGGGTAATACGATAAGAATTTGCGAGCCAACGCGTATTTCATGAACCCGTAATAGTTAGGCGGCAATTCTCCTAACGTATCTTGTGGCCCAAGGGAATTAATCATAGATTTAACTTGAAGCTTAAAAGGGTATGGCTGATCAGGCACGGGATAAACTGTAACAAGGCTCTCATTCGCTTGTTTATCCAAAAAGATAAAACCAGGTCGTGCCATTAAATTATTTTGTCTTACAACGCCCCAATACTGTGCTTTATTGATGATCCGCAACGGATAAATCAACGCTGTCATGCTGGCATTTAGGTTGCCTTGAAATGCAGTGATGGTATTAATCGGGATACCATTAGTAGTTAACTGAATGGGAATGCCAATCAATGCTTCTTGCTCAGTTTGAGCCAGTTGTAACGTCGTTCCATTCAAGAAAATGGTATAGTAAGTTACTCCTGTCACTAATGGCGATGGAATCGTACCAAAGGAATTCAGCACCACAGGTGTTCCGGTTGGAAATCCGGCCGTATTACCTATAGTAATGGTATTGGTAACGGTATCCGCTGTGAAATTAAAAGTAATCGGATTAGATTGCTGATTAACGCCAGTTCCAGGAACCGTATAATTGGCAAAGGATAAATCAACCACTCGATCGGCAGTTATATCACTTCCCAATATCATATCTGATATAGAATAAGTGTCTTTTCCAACAATGAATGTATGATCGAGTGTTGTCAGAAATGGTATGTAAATACTGTCAGCAGCAAATTTGTCCAGCAATTCATTGATGAGTTCCAAACCAGTTTGAAGCATGAAACCGTCAGGGGTCTCTCCTACGCCTAACTCCCCCAACAGAAAAAGGGAATTAACAATAACATCGTTTGTCGTCCTGACAACCTGAGCCATTCCTTAGCCCCTTATGTCGAAAAAATTGAAAAAAATCGACATAGTTAAGGGCTATGTCGATTTGATCGACTTATTCGCTGGTATTGGAAGGCTTAACAGGGTAAGCCACTTCGTCAATGCCACGAGTAATATCACGAGCAAGTTCTTGCGCGTGCATACCGTTATTGCACATATAAGCATTAAACATCATGGATTCACCGCCCAGCTTGGGTGGACGACCCGCATGTCGTGCTTGCTCATTCTGTACTTTCTTAACGAATTGATTATTGGAATTATGTTCCGCTTCCATCCGGCCTTGGCGCACATTCGCTATCGATGCTTCTTTGCTTGGATTTCCGTCGTATCGGCTTTTCATGAATAATTTCCTTTTGTTTATATACATCGTTTGGATGTCTAAACCACTCACCCGTTGCCACCATTTCATTTGCTAACTCATCTTCTACAACCCTAAAAGGTTGAGCTTTGTGATAGACGCAACATAGTGACATCGGGCAAATTTCCTTATGACAATTGTTTAACAGCGTATTGTGGGTGCCATTTAAAGCCACACAAAATATCGATACGCATCAAGTTTTGATAAGCCTGAATGTCACCAGTTTGTGTAACAGCGAGTGATAAACCGGTTTCAGGGTCGATTGCAACACTGGAATAAGGTACTTGCAGTTTGTACAACGGTGGGCAAACGATATCCAGACCACGTGCAGGATAAGCAACGTTTACGTTATAGCTTGGTACCATAGTAACGACAGCACCACTTGGAACCGCATTGCTGACGTTCTGCAATGGGCTAGATGTATCGCTGATAATGGTAGGATTAACTTGTACTGTAATCGCGCCACCTATCGCAGAAGATGCGGGTGCAGTGACCACAAACTGCATATTCTGCCCCGTTGATTGACGTCCCAGCGGATTAACACTGGTCACGCCGGCAATTGAAATCAAATCACCAGGTAAGAAATAGTTAGTCACCGCAGCACCACCACCGTTAGCCCCTGCCAATACTAGGGTATTCCCTGAGGCAACCGCGCCATTCACGGTCAATGTATCGCCTGCATGGAGCAAAGGACCCGCGCCCGCAACGTGTCGCACAATGTTTTGGGATTGGAAAATATCAAAGTAAGACAAGTGACCAATTGCAGATTGTCTGACAATATCTTCGTTAAATACTGGGGTGAAGTTGTTTAACAGTGCTGATTTCAAGCTGGAACCGTCACGAACGGTCATCGCCATGTAAGCATCGGATGCAATATTAACACCCATTTCAAGCAGCTTAGCGCCTGCTAAGTCAACTGATTGGAAGGAGTTAATGGGTGTTCCGGCTGTCCCCGAGAAGAAATAAAGTTCTAATTCAGCGGCACGACAAATATCAGTTTCCATTTGAGTAATGATATTTTGAATAGCGGGCTGAATGAACATGCGCGAGAAGTCTTCAATACGCAGGGACAAATCTTGAATCGTATACGAGATCAATGCATGGTATTGATGCGCAATCGTGATGGTTTCAACAGTTTCGATAATATCTTGCGGAACCGCTGTAGAACCGTCACCAACAATAAAGTTATTTTGACGTCGAACCTGCAAAGTGTCGCCTATCTTATAGCCGGAATTTTGAAAGTCATCTTGATAGATGCGTGATCCAGTCATAACAAAAGGTGCGTTGTTAGCGAACATCGCTAATGCTGTGTTAGAAACTAACTGCGTATTAATAAATTGATTAGGCATTGCCCTGTCTCCATTCCATTGGTGATAGGCAACTGGACGATCTAAATTTAGAGATACGTCTAAATGTCTCTAAATGTTTACTTCCAGCTGCCCGACTTCATGCGCTGCCGGATACTACCGACAGGTGTTTTGTCTGTGACCACATGTGAGTTGGTGACTGGGTTATTCTTGATTTGTCCTAAGGGACGTGATGGGGCACCATTTCGCTGCTCGCCACCACTAATCAAAGCATGAGACAGTCTCGACATCTCACTTGCTTGGTCTAATGGGTGGAGTTTGGAAATACGGTGTAGTTCTTCGGGATTCTTACCGAGCTTATAGAGCACTTCGCCGGCGCTTCCTGCGCCATTACGAGGCAATGTGACTGCATAATCACGCATCGATGGGGTATAGGGTGTATCACGTCCAAATACTACATCATGAAAATCGTCGTACTTGTCGCCCACATTATCAAGGTGCTTTTGAAAGTCCTGATATTGTCGTTGAACATGTGCTTGATTCTGCGCTTCATGCGCCTTGCGTTCCTCCATTTCCTTGTGTTGGAGCGCAAAACTCACTGCCTTGTGGATATGCTCATCTATTCCACCACCTTGAGGCGGGGTATAGGGATTCATCGGCTGCTCTTGTGATTGATAGTTAGGTTGAGTCATCCTAGACTCTAAATCGCCAATCCTGGCGTGCAATTCACGAACTTCCCGCTCGTGTGCCCTCTTCTGAGATTTCAACCGCTTTTGGACGGCTAAGGTCTCTTTCGAGTGCATCCCTTCGCTATTATCGCCTTCTTCAGCCCCTTCCGCTTGCACGTTAGGTTCTGATTCTTCGATACCTACATGATTCATCACTTGATCAGCTAGACCATCCTGGCCTTGGTTAGAATCTGCTTGAACTTCCATATTCTTCTCCACTTCGGCATTCATTTGCCCGGCAGTATTAAGCGGCTGCGGCGCTCGATGTACATCCTGTACTCGTAATAGAAATTGTACGCTTTTTGTTAGAACAAAATAGATGCACCGGTATAGAATGTAGTTATAATGATTTATCAAAACCTAGGTTTAGCGGCCGAAAAGCAATCTCATCAATTGTCTGGTTTTGACCTATTTGATGATTACACTTGATGGAGTGTCTATGACCGAAATTGTTAAAATTTGTAAAATTCATGGCGAATTAAATACACAACAAACTATTTTAAATAGATTGTCTAACACTGGAACACCTTATTTGAGATGCCGGGAATGCAGAAATAATTCAGAAAGAAATAGAATAAAAATTAAATACCTAAAGACCCCAAAAAAACATGATAAGAGAAAAGTTCCAACTTTCATAAAGCATGAAGATAAATCGCATGCCTATACTATTCTTCATCGATTTAAATTATTGCCAGAAACATATTATTCAATGCTAGAAAAACAAAATAATCTTTGCGCGATTTGTAAAAATCCTGAAACTCAATTAAAGAAAAAAACGAATAAAGTAAAAATGCTTTCAGTGGATCACTGCCATTCAACAGGAAAAATAAGAGGGCTTTTGTGCCATACCTGTAATACCGGATTAGGTTCATTCAAAGATTCGGAAACCATAATGCATTCAGCAATTGATTATCTGAAAGCCTCTAATCAGTAGAGGCTTTATATTTGTGTAATTCTTTCTCATGCTCCCTTTGCTTATCTGATTCATGCAAATTAGCCAGGATTGATGCGATCTTATGAGTAAAGTCATTCTCATGCTTTCTATTCTCTCCACCGTGAACTATTTCAGCCTTTCTTACATTTAAAGCATGATCATATAAGTTAAGTTGAGCTTCTGATTTTGCTTTTTGCGCATCTAAAATAAGTTGCGCCTTTTCTAAATCCTGTTTTTGCTTCTTAATTTGTAATTCTTCCATTTGAAGCTGAAGAGCGCCTTGTTTTTCCTGAATTTGAGCTTGCTTAAACTCCATTTCAGCCTGCATCATCTGAGCCTGTGGATCAGGTTTGGGGGGCGGCGGTGGTTTTCCTTCCTCCTTGGCAATAATATCTGGAGGAACCAAAGTCTTAAGTCTATCTTTGATGGTTGGCATTTGTTGCAAATCAAGCTGGGAAGCCCAAAGATCCGCAATAAGAGGAAATATTTGAGGGCTTGCTTGCATAGTTTGTTGAAAAAACTCAAGTGCAATATCTTTTTGTACTGCAAAACTTGGACCCGTATCGATTTCAACGTCAAAATCACCCTGCTCTAATTGGTTTGTGATTTTCACGTTATCCCCTTCGCCCACGCGTTGGTTCATAATGATCGAATCAGATTTGCCATCCTTTTTAGAGATATTCATGTGACGTTCTTCATCGCCAATAATATGAGGCAACAAATCATTGACCACTCGACCGCCTTGTTCAATCGCTTGATTCAAGTTATCAAAAAAGACATATGCCGACATGGAACCTTCCATTTTGCGTTCACGTCGTGCCTTTCCTGAAATATCACGGCCTTGCAGTGCTTCAGCTTCAGAGAAGCCCAATATCTCTTTGATGTCTTGACCGGTGGATTGAGCTGTCATAAATAAACCCTGTGAAACTTCCCAGGCTGGCATCTTGACCGGCATTTGACCGGTTTTAGGATCAGGTTTTGCCCGCAAGATACCCATTTGAAGTTCTGGATTACGCCAGTCCTGCTCATAACCAATGATATTATCTGGTGTTCCAAGCCACTGCTCACGGCGTCGATTTTTCAATTCAGCCGCTAATTCAGAACGTGAATAGTTAAGCAATTTCTGTGCATCGCGCGCCTCATGAATGAATGATTTAGTATATTGTCGTCCTTCCACGTAATAACTATCGCCATCGACAAAGGGAATAGGAAGTTGACGCGACGGCCACTCACTAAAATCAATTATTCGGTCGCGGATTAAGCGATAATGCATAATTTTATAATCTTGAGTCTGACGCTCACCCACTTTAATGGGACGATCTTTCTCAATAATAGCTCGGGCTTCCCCCGTGCCCGCAATATCAAGCTTCCGCTGATATGCCTTTTGTTCTGCTTCCCATTGGTCGTTATCTAAAACCTTAAATTCCTTTCCGATCTTGATATGATTTATCACTAGCGGAAACCATTCTTTAACGAACTCATCGCATACAATGATCGTGTCACGAGTTGTCCATTGGAAATCAAGCAGCATATAGGGATCAGTGTAAGAAACTGGATTAAGAACGTAGGGATAGGTTGCAAAAAACTCATCACGCGTAAATATGAATCTACGCGAGCAATAATTGCCGTCGCCTTTATGGGGCTTTAATGCGGTTGGGTCCCATGAACAGCTTGTAGCGTCCGGAATAATATCGTACTTTATGATCTTGTTAAAACTTCTTGGTGACTCATAGTCTAAGCAGACTTGAAACGCACCAAATCCCATCATGAGGGCTGATTTGAATGCGGTTTGATAAACTAAATCGTTCTGACTCTGATAAGATATGGTTCTTACTAGATCTGCCCGTAGGTTTATTTGTTCTTGAGTTGCCTTACCGGTTAACGACCTTACAATTAAGTCCGGCTTATTTTTTCTTTGCTCACCTACGACTTTTTTGGTTGAATCATACAATTTATTGAATGTCATTGCAGGCTTGAACAAACGCGTGAATTCACTTCTTTCAACCGCCGTCCACTGATCCCGCAATACGAAATTCATATCATCCTTACCACGGACAATATTTTCGTTGAAATAAGAATTCCAAGTATTTAAATGCTGATTGCAGCGTTGCAACACGTCAACTTCGTCGATGCCAGCTTCATTCATCATGGCAATACGACGGTCTTCCATGTCGTTTATTTCATCAGGCGTTAAGTTTTCTTTGTTAACGTCGTTTTCATCGCGTTCCATTTTAACCATCCTTGGTTAATGTAACATCGTTTGAATTACCAATTTCCTACCAATTCATCCTGTATTGGTATTTTAGGGTAGGTGGCCTATTTTCAAAGCGGACTTATGAGATACGTCTCTGCCCAATCTATCGTCGGCCATCTATGCGCATTATACTATGCTGCGTCTAGCATTTCCTTATCTTCATCTTTCTTTACAACTTCATAATCATTTGCTTGGTAATCTTCACGTGTTGCAACCCATGTCCCCGCATTTTGCTGAGGTTGGGTGACGATTCGCCAAACATAAGGAATGCCAGGTAATGCAACCAAATATTCGCCGGTGACTTTCCATGCATCGCGTTGTACGTAATGACCCGCTTCCAAATTCTTCATTGCTTCTTCAAACTTCATTGTTACTTTTCTCCTATGGGTTAGTTTTTTCATCATCCAAAACAACAGCTTTAGTAGCCCACATCATTGTTTGCTCTAAATTAGTTTTAGCAACTGCCATTTCACGACTATTTACTTTATCAAAGAGTGAAAACAGCTCTTCTGCTTTTTCTTTCATCAAAACAATATGCTTTGAATTTTCATCTGAAAGAGCTCTATATACTTTTCTAAAAATATCAGACATAAATATCCCTATGGTAGAACTGTTAATTGACATGATCCATTTGTGAAAACAGGCTTATACCATTGCGTACCATTAGATGCGACGGCTGCAATCAAATCAGTAGCTAATACGCTGAAGTTTTGGCTTTGAATATAGCCATCAAGAAATCCTGCCGCAGCTACTTCAGATAAGGTATTGTTTGGCGCATAAAGATGGCCAATACGTGGTACAACACCATTATTTTGGCCTGGGAAATTGATATTGAATGAATAAATGCTCATGATACTTCTCCTTGTGATTTAAAATAGTTCCTTAATCCAGATATCCCATTATATCGACAATCCGGATGACAGCCAGAATTAGAACTAATATTCCTAGCCCAATACAAACTTTTGTAGTTCCAACAAAAAGGCTTATAAGAAAAGAAATTAATATAAGCGAAAAATAAGTCATTACTTTTTTACCTTTTTATTTTTTTCTTTTTTACCACGCGCTTCACTGTAAGCAATAGCAACCGCTTGCGAAGTTTTCTTTCCTTCTTTCATTTCACGCTTAACGTTCTCACCAAATCCTTTGCGAGTTTTGGCTTTTTTACCCTTAACCAATGGCATTTGACTCTCCTTATTAACCCCATAAAATTCCTTTCCCTTCGCAAGCATGACAATGTTCATCTATCACGCCATTTAAAACTGTACCGGCATAACCATCACAAACAGGACACTTATACGGCGTCTTATGATATTTAGCCCAAACCATGTTTGGCATAGATATCATAGACTTTTGCATTTCTTCTAGCTCTTTAATTCTCGACTGCAACTCAACAATCAAAACCTCACAGCCTTTCTGCCACGCTTCAATAGTTTGTCTCATAGTATGGATAACATGGACTGACACAAACTCATCTTTCAAATCAACGGATGCGCAATTACCACAACACCATGTCTGACTAACATGGCATTTACAGTGGCATTGAGAAATTGGAACGTGACAGCCGCTCATCCGTAAATTTTCCTTTGCGCACCTAGCAATTTGGTCATCCAGCTCTTTTTCTCGTCCTTCCCTAATGGCTCTTTCATACATCCCAGCATCATCATGACTCATCAGTAAATTTCCCGATACATTTCAAGCCCGTCACGCAAGCCTTCTTTATATTTTTGATCGGCGATTCTTTCTATATTTTTTATTCTGACGTCTAACTTATCTAAAAAAATACCCAGCAAATACTCAAGCCTGTCCTCTATAGATTTATCAGAGCGTACCTGAACAGCATCAACAGGCACATAAGCTTTTTGCGTACACGTTCCCAAACAATAATGACTAAATGATCCGTCAGGATTTTTACATAAACATGTCATCCCTCTTCCCCTATTTAAATTCTAATGCTCTCATGTGGGAAACAACCTTCCTCAAACCCGCATATGTTTTTTCATCATAATGAGTAGCTTGATTGATGGGCATTCTATCAAACCAAGATAGGGCCTGCTCAATATCTTCCCTTTCAATACGGATTTCATAGATTGGCCCACTGACATATGGAGAATAGAATAAATCTTCTTTCATCTACCAATCGCCCTATAAAATAATTCTTCATTACGCAATTCTTGTGGCTTAGCAACGCCAACACGATCAGTCAGGATTAACGGCACTTGACGCGCTATGTCTTTGTCGTTGGCTAGAACTTCTTTTCTGTTTTGTTCGGGGTTCATAATCAATCCTCACTTTTACCAAATAAAGCTGTCTCAATTTTCGTGATTCTTTCAGCGAACCTTTCACAGTTTTTCATAAAGACGTCTGTAATAAAATTTTGGTGCGCGTTAGATTCTTCGATAAGTCGTCTAATTATTTCCAGTTCATGCGAAATTATATCCCTGTTCATCAACTCATCAGCTTTGGTAAGCTCGTCATATGTCGGCATTTTCTATTTTCCCAAGCTTAAATCATATTCGCTTATTTATATTTTTCTCTCATCTTTATTTGCTCTTAAAGTTAAATCAACTATCGCGAGAGAATGTAGAATATCATCTAAAGATTTCTTTCCCATATTTACCATCTTCAATATATCTAATGAAGATAGCTTTATTAAATCAGAGATAGTATGTACCCCTTCCGCTAATAGGCCTCTTAATGTTCTAGGCATTAACCCTAAGGTATGTATTGGACGTAATAACATCATTTCTCTGTCCTGTTCCTTACGCCTATTTATTGATAATTCATGTTCTATAACACTAATTCTATGAACTATATCAGGAAATACATTTTCGAATAAGGATTGATTAAATCTCGCCTTTTCGAAATTTTGATTATGCACTAAGTTTAATATCTCATTTAAATTATCATCTTTTTTGCTATGATTTTGAATGATGATAGTTAGGTTATTTAACTGTTGTTGAATAGCCATTATATAATTCTTTAAATCTTGAATCTCGCTCATCAAACGCCTCTAATTCTGCCACCTAAACACTGGGTTATACATATCCACTTTGCTCGCTTCAGGCCGTTTATTCTCAACAATCCGATCCGCTGCAAACTTCATCAAGCCATATTGTAATCCATCATGTGGATGAGAGTATTTGTTTTTATTTGGTTTCTCATGATAGCGTTCATCGCCCGTCACGCTAAGCCTTTTAAATACATACCCATTAATAAATCCCTTACGCAATGTCGGGCATCCTTCTCTTGACATGATAAATGCAGGTTGTCCGTCAATCATTGAGTTCAAGAAATATCGCACCGACGAGATACGCACATCGGGATCATTCGAGCTTGCACCATTAGTGGTTATGCCTAAAGAATTAAGCTCACCAATACAGCTCAATTCCTCCATGATAGCGTCACCCGCCATTCCTGCCGGATCAGCTTCCGATTCTCCAACCCGATTATAAATAAAATCCACCGGCAAGCTAGGCAACACAACATTCTTCGCAAATGTCCTAATTCCCATATCCTGCGCTATGTACTCTTTTAAGATTCTGGCTTGCCCTCTGGCGCTGATTTGAAACACAATGCAAGCAGGCGTAAGACCAAAATCCCAGCCAAGATGTATTGGCAACCCTTGTATTGCGTCGAGCTTAGGTACGGAATGAATATCATCATTATACTCGGGGTAAACACGTTTACCTGATTCAACGATGCCATATTTTCCACCGCAGTAAACTTTAATGAACCCTTCCGAACGCTTTTCCGCAAGCTTGACATAATAGTCAGAAGATAAATTTGCGTAATTATCGCAGTCCGGGTTAGCCAAGTAATTACCTTGTTTGTCTTTCGCAAAACTTCCGTCTCCATTTTGAATTAGGCCGGATGGCTGGTGGAATATCTTATAGTTCTCTGTCGGGTTTTGCTCGAAATCTTTATTGATCCAGTGATCTTCGTCAGGTGGGTTGGTATCTGCAATTATCCCAGACCAATATGGCTCTGCACAAAATGCTTTACTAGGGTAACGATGATTAACCCGACCAATAAGATGGTGTAATACGGCTTGTGGTACTTCAGACAATTCATTGATGTAAGCGGCTGTCGCTTCAATGGACTTAAGTTTGCGAATATCTTCATCTCGATCCAATGCAATAAAAACTAATTCTAATTCGATTATACCGAGGCCATCATTGAAGGTGTGCTCGTATGTAAGGAGTGGCTTTTGACGCTTTTTAATAACGCCCAGGTCACCAAACCAGGTGAGCCAGGTTTGTAAGGTCGTGGATTGTAGCTCTCCACTTGTGTTTCGTATGATGAGCCACTTTGATCGCCGCCTACCATCTCGCCACCGGGGCATTGCACAGGCAAGTCTAACAATCTCATTAATGCAGATCGTTGACTTTCCGCTGCCATAAGGCCCCATGAGCAAACGAACAAAAGTACTGTCAGAATGAAAAAGTTTACCAGTTGGATTCGGAACATAAACACGTTGCTGATCGCTTGCATAAATTCTCGTTTCATCCTTGTCGAAAAATATATGTTGAACATCTTGGCGTTTGATTGAATCACGAAGCGTATAAAAATCTTGTCTGCATTGCGCAAGTGAGATCATGGCTTATGCCCCATCGGAAATCGATCATCTAGGGGGCGCCTGGGCTCTTTTAGTTGCTCACGTGTGGTAAATCGCATACCACAACGCAAACACTCACGTCGTCTTTCAATCGCATCTCGCACATGATCATGACGGGTATAAACAACATGCGAGTCAGGATATTTGCATCCAGTACATTGCACGTAATGATATCCTATTAAGAGTTGTCTACTTCCATGGTAAGACCCTGATCCTTAGCGTCTTTAATCATCTCATCGCCCAGCGACTCAGTTTTGCTTTTGTATCGACGCTCAGGCAAAGAATTATTTTTCTTCGCATCATCCAATGATTTATTAAACATGGCGCTTAACTTGTTGTTATCACGTTCAACAGCCATACATCCCCCTATTTAGCATTCAATACTTGGTTCATGACTTTGGCATGATCCACATTCATAGCTGCCGCGTTATTGGGCTTTGGCACTTTAATGGATGTATGATAAATACGGTTTTCGTAATTCGGGTGTTGGTTATTCGGATAGTCAAAAGCTGTAGCTCCAACGCCTTGATCGCCATTTTCTTCTTTCATGGTCAAATTCCTTTTGATTATTTTCTAACGCCACGAAGAGTTTTGTGGCCTAATATTTTATTAGCTTTAGCATCAATTTTTTCCTTAGATGCTTCGCTTAATTTTCCCTTCTTAACCATTTGCGATGCACGTGCCTTAGCATTTGCAGCATGAGATCTATCTGGCATAGGATATTTCTTTTCGCCAGGCATTCCGAATTTAGACTTCGGAATCTTGTTCCTTTTCGCTGTTGTTAACTCCGCCATCTTTTGCAACTCCTTTTGCTGCCAGTTCACGCCGCAATTCCGCTATTTCTTCATAGAGTTCCCGCATACCAGCATTGTCGCCATATAACCGAGGAACAAGTTTTGCAGCTATCCATTTACGAGTATCTACACGCAGCCGTGAACGTGCAGCAAACTCCGTGTTAAATACCTCATATTCATTTCCGTCTTTATCTTCTTTTACTATGGAATCCCTAGAGGAATCATCAGATATGGCAAGGATTTCATCAGCTAAAGCGTTAACTTGATCTTTTTTTGCTTTCGCATAATTGTCGGAAAACGTGGGATATTTTCTAAGCCAAAGGTAAATAGTATCTCGATGGGGCCAATGTGGATTTTCACTGCAAAAAGTTGCTAGGCCAGCGCCACGACTTGCAACTTTATCACAAATTTCTTGGGCTAGTTCTTCAGTATAATCTGTAGGTCTTCCGCCTGGCATATCACAAATCCGTATGTGAAGTATGAGAATAGTATATTTAACTCACAAGAGAATATCCACGTTTTAATCGTCGTTTAGATATTCGTTCAATCTCTTTGTATATTGTATTTCTGTCGCCAGCGCATAGGGTACGACTACGAAAAATACCCACGCCGCCATAGTTAGCATATAACACCATTTCATTTAACAAATCCGTTTTTATTATTAGATAGTAAAATCTTCCATTTGTTTTATTCTCAAATTTAATCATAAACCCTCGGATAGTTGCCCATCCGTGGCTTTAGTTTTTAGCAGATACTTCAGTATCTAAATCATGTAGTAATTCTTTCACTTGAGGCTCGGCTAATTTTAGGAGTTCCTCGCAGTCTGGATGTAACAATATCCAATTTTTTACATCTTCGATATTAAAATGTTCTTCGACCGGATTAAAGACTTTCGCCAAGAGAAGGAGTGTATTTAATATCAGGAGCGGTGGGCTTGCATGAGATCCAACGATAGCCGCAATGGATGGCGCAAATTTCTCGATAATGGGGAATGCTTCACCTAACATTTCTTTAAACATGATATACCCCGTCATTCATCACATTAGCCAGTGTAATCGCACGATTACCCACTTGTACAGCCCAATTGCTTTTAAGCATTTCAGAAGCGGCTAGGTGATAATCCCCTTGCTCAAGTGCCTTTATCATATTCTTAAAACTTAAAAACTTCTTCCAGCCCATGAAGGCCATGTCAATCAGCACAATTTGACGGTCAGTGCTTAGTAATTCAAACCACGGAAAGGTACAGAGCTGATTATAGAAATATTCGACGTCATCTTGATACTGCCTATTGATCCATTCATCGGGTAGGCCCCGGTCAGAAAGATTATAACCGATGCCAATTGTGATGTTGCCAACCGTGTCAAAATAAGGATGATCCTTGTATCCTTCATGCAAAATCAAAGAACGTTTCAGTTTGGATTGCATCTCTGGTGTCATCATGACTTAAATTTTCCGTCCAAGATAATGAAAAGATGGTATCAGAAAACCTGCCTATACCTCTAGCAGCTTCACTTGCGTGTCCTCTAGAAATAGAAAATATCTTGGCAATTTGTATATATGTAAATTTTTTATTTCTAAGACTTCTTATTTTTAAGACGTCCTCTACCGATAGATAACGGTTTTTTGATAATCCACTTTTAAACATATGTCGAACATTTTCAGCGTTAGTACACCACTCCAAATTAGAAAAATGATTATTTTTTTTATTTCCATCTTTGTGATTAACAAAATTTTTTCCGGGAATATGCTCCAAAAAAGTTAAAGCAACCAGTTGATGAATGTAATGAAAATTTTTCTTGCCTCTGCCTAATCTAATAGATTTATAACCATTTTGATTTGTCTGTTTTAAATTTCTTTCTTCGTGCAGACCAAATCCGTAATTTTTAGGGTGAGAAACAACATCTCCTTTTTCCGAAATGGAGTATTTTCCTTCATAAGTGGGTATGGTCTTGTAAATCATTATTGCATTGTATCACTTTAAGCACCACATCGCACGCCTTTCCACAATTAACACAGACATAAAATGACGTGCCCTCATTAGTGCTAAAAACATCAACCATATCTTTACAACAACGACTCACAATCATTCGAAATTCCTTTTCGAAAAAAAACCCGCGAGAAAGCGGGTTGATCCATTTTGAAGTGATACAAAACGAGGAGTGACACACTAAAGTTACTCGGACCTAAGCTCTATGCAGCTTGTGGTATAAACGAAAGATAGTGCAGAAATAACTCTTTTGCCTCTGCACATCCTTTCGCAACTTCCGCATAATATCCTTGATTTCTCAAGTATTCTAGCCATTCTCTCTGTTCTTCGCTGACTTTTCCACCCTTTTGACGCTTCATTTCGATAAAAAATCCGTGGTAGGGGCCGGCGGGTAAGGGAACAAAGACGTCAGGGTAACCCTTTGATACGCCCATGCGTTTGAATTTCATAGCCTCAAATAGGTTCCGTGAGCCACCATTCGCACTAGCGCTTACCCAGTAGCCCTGTTTCTTCAGCCACACCACAAAGGTGATTTGTTCGTGATCTTCCTTGGGTAGAGCTGCCTTCTTTTTGACAATCCCTGTCATGGTTATCTGCTCCATAAAGTTGTTTAAGAGCCGCGAAGGTTTGAGCTTTGTATTTCTTCCCGCGCCGAGTCCATTCGTTCGTTGAAAATTGTTTCATGTAGAACATCCTTTTCCACACAACTACAAAATACCGGCCTATATTTGCACATAGGGCAAACAACAAGGTAAGCGTTTTTATTTGGATTTTTGGCTCTCATCCTCATTAGTCGTCCTTGTTTCCATTTGAGAATGTTTAAATTTTAATATCCTTGTAATATTGAAATATTTTGTTTTATGAATAGAATTTTATTCTCAATATATTTTTTCTTTTTGATAGTCATGATGATTTTTCTTTTTAACTTACCTTTCAATTCTGAAATTTCTTCTGTGCTCCAATAAGGCATAGATAAGAGTTTTTTAAATCTGCATTCATATTTAATTAATAAATAATCATTTCTCGCAAGAAAGCTAAGTAATGCCCTGCTTCCTAAAAGGGAATTGCAAAGAAGACAACATCTTACAACATATCTTTGATCTTCTTCATAAACATCGGAACAAGAAACAGGAGGAACGTGATCTTTACTTTCTCCATAATCATTACAATAAAAACACAGATAACTTTTCATTGAATCATGCTGTCGGTAAAAATGTATAATATTTCTCTTTGTCATAAAATAAAGCCCGTGGTTGATTTATTTTTAATAATCCACTGTTTTTGATGGGTTAATCATTATAATTGAATGTACCCCCATAGGATTTCTTTTTTTTGGCATCCATATCGGTATTTTTAAATGAAAACTTCCTAGATATCCTTTCAAGCATGTCATTGGCTTCCTTTCGCCTTAATAGCCGTGTTCGATCATACCAATCTTCCCGAGGTAAGCTCGCAGCCCCAATTTCATCAAATGAAAGTAAATAATCTCTTCGCTCGTTGTCCATATCATCAACATCCTGTCAATGAAGCTGTTAGGCGTGCATTCCACGAATTTTAAGTTTTTGTATTATTTGTTTTAGTTCTGGGGGCGGTAATGCACGTTTGAATGTTTCGTTCTGTTCTATCGATGCAGCCTCATTCTTCATCGGAGCCCAGTCGTGTTTGATCAAATTGGCCTCTTTGATTGGCACTGCCTTGGGCGAAGGCTTTGGCTTTTGATCTGGCTTTTGATCTTTTTTTGGCTTCTCAAATTTGCGTGAAGCGCAAAAGCTTTTATTATCTGTTTTATTATATGGTTTATTATCTGGTATAGGTGGGTTAGTTCCAACATTTCCATTTGTTAGTTCCAACATTTCCATTGGTTGATTCCAACCAATGGCATTTATCCTTTTATAAACAACCGATTTCACGTCTGGGAAGTAATCAAGCGCATTATTTGTTAGCGTATACCAAGCTGTTCTGTCATATGCGTTTTCATTGTAATTTCCAACGATAATTAGATTGTTTTTTATACAATAAGAAATGATAGTGCGGATGTTTTGGCGTGACCAATATGGAAACTGAACAAGAAAGGCCTCTTGTGTGTTATAAGACCAAACTCTATCTTCTTTTAAATGCTTTTTATTGGCGGCGTTTTTCTGAATCCAGAAAGCAATATGATTCAAAAATATAGCAACATTGACTCCGTGAGCTTGCGCAATTTCAGTATCAAATGAATGATGCATATAAAATCCTTGTATTGAGGGTTGACCTATCCGTAGGCCGCGCTATAATTGTGACCTCCTTTATAGCAAAAAGACCTGACCAGGTTGACCGTAATTGTAATCCCAAGAGCGTTGTTGAAGCAGCGCTCTTAAAATCTAAACCCCAATATTAACCTTAAATGATACCCCTTGACTATACCTCCAATTAAATACATTCGTCATGTTGACTCTTTGCATTGAATGATATACATTAGCATCAATGTATAATTATACCACTTAGGGAATATAAAAATGAAAGATATGAAAACATTTAATGTGAAGATTCCAAAAGAACTTTGGGTTTTCTTAAAAAGAAAAGCAGCAGACGAAGAAAGATCAATGGCTGATATTATTCTAAAATCGGTAGAAAAAATGAAAAGAAAATATGACAAAGAAGTATTGACATCAAATGATGCAAATGTATAATTGCATTTTTAGCGTAGCCACTAAGGAAAAGTAAATGTCACAAGAAGAGTTGAAAAAGGTGGGAACGGAAGTTAGCAATGAGTGTTTAAAGAAACTAAAGATACTTGCTATACAAAGAGAGGTTACTCTCGCAGCGCAAGTTAGAGAAATACTAGAGAGGTCAGTAAGCAAGAAAACATTTGAAACTTTTGGAGAGTAAACATGAATAAACTATTACTTATATCAATGCTATTCGTCACAACAAATATATTTGCATCTACTACATACTATAGTGACGGAAGTTATTCTAATAATATCGGAAATACAACTTGGTTTAGCGACGGGTCATATGCAAATCAGATAGGAAATACAACCTGGTTTAGTGATGGAAGCTATGCGACGACCTATTAAATATTAAATGGCTGAGCTAAGAGGTTGGAGCCTCCTAGCTCGGATGAACATAAAACCTTTGGAGATATTTATGATCGAGATCAATATACAACACAGTTACGTCCAAAATCAATCATCAAGGAATGATGATGTGTTTGAAGGTGCTTTTTGCCCAATGTGTGAAGTGTGGCATGAGAACAACACTAACTGTCAAAGGAATGACTAATATGAACTACTCAAAAGAAACCAAACGTTTCGCTAGAACCCTAGTGGTTGCTTATAGCCAATATAATAAACCAGAGCGTCGCTGTTACTTTGACTCTGACAAAATCCCAGACTATGACGTCCATAAATTAGTTTCATTCATGATGAAAGATGATCCTGCCATGGCTAATGAAGCTAATGGTTTGGACAATCCAGCTTATGAAACTTTGATGTATCCAGCGCTATTAAAATCTATCTCTGATTCATCATTGGAAAGCTCTCTCAACTTTTCTGCGGCATGGAAGAAAGGAGTCGCAATTTACTTTAAGAGCGCTATGGATGAATTGTTAGATAGCATTCTTGATGATTATAACTTTGAAATTAAAACAATTAACGCAGCATAAGGGTTATATATGAGTTTAATAGATGATGTTTATTATTGTGACAAGTGTGAGGAGGAAATTGGCCATAATGATTGTAGCCATGAAGTTCGCTACGGTTTTATATGTGAAAAATGTTATGAAGAAATTTAACTAAGAGGTGGAAAATGGGTTTACGTTTCAAGAAACCAGAAGTAAAAATGCAACGTTTGAAAGCCATGTTCTATGGAGAAATGGGCACGGGAAAATCCATGTGCGCGTGTCAATTTCCTTTCACAGCATATATAGATACAGAAGACACCACATCCAAGAAAAAATACGCCGATATGATAAATAAGAACGGGGGTTCTGTTTTAGCGACCGGCGACTTCGAAGAAATCTTGCAGCAAGTAAAAGAATTAATGTCAACCAAACATAATTTCAAAACATTGGTTATTGACTCTTTGACTATTCCCTATGAGAATCTTCAGGCTGATTGTGAGCGCGTTACAGGGAGTGACTTTGGCCGCCATGTAACCGCCGCTAACAAAAAGATGAAACTGTTGATAAATCTTTTGCTCAAAATGGACTTGAACGTCATCATATGTTGTCAGGCTAAAAAGGAATATGGCTCCAATATGTCTGTAGTTGGTCAAACCTATAATTGTTACAATCGTCTTGGATATATGTTTGACTTAGTATTTGAGACCCAAATCCGAGGTGACAAGTTTGTTGCAATAACGAAGAAATCTCGTATTGATGAATTTCCGATGAATGAGACATTTTCTTTCTCCTACGATGAGGTGATTAAACGATACGGCGCGGAGTGTATAGATAAAGACGTTGTACCGCAAGAATTAGCCGATAAGGATCAAATCAAAGAAGTGGAAAGGCTCATAGATTTGTTCAAAGTTCCCGAAGAAACCTGGATGAAATGGGTTGAAAAGCATAATGCTGAAAGTTTTGATGAGCTACCCAAGGATGTTATACAAAAGATAATTGACCATCTTAAGTCTAAAATAACACAAGGAGAGAAAGCATAATGTTTGATTATGAAGTGTTGAGTCTAGACCAAGCAATGAGTGAAAGGTTTCAATTGTTGCCAGATGGTGACTACCAGGCGGTGATAGAAAGTTCTGTTGATAAAATGTCACAGAGCGGAAACCCGATGATGGATATGAATTTGTCTGTCTATGATATGAATGGTAAGCCTCATCCTGTTCGGGACTTCCTGGTATTTACCAAGGGTATGATGTGGAAAGTGATTCACTGTGCTAATTCTGCGGGCATCTTAAAAGAATACGAAGAGAAAAAGTTTTGCTCCGAAACTGTTGTAGGAAAATCAGTACAAGTTAGAATTGTCACAGAAAAAGGTGGAGAAATTCCAGAAGATAAGCTAAAAGGAAAGGCGCCTGGCGCCCGCTATCCTGATAAAAACAAAGTAGAAGATTATTTGTTTGGAGAAGGTGTTGTTAAGGCAGCGGTGGAAAAAGATGATTTTCATGATGATGATATACCGTTTTGAACTAAGGAGAAATAAATGTTTTATTTGCTTAAAAGTACAAATGACAGAGAAAAAGTTGGCGATGTAATTATTTGTTTAGAAAAAATAG